ACACAAAGGATCAGCTAGTAAAGCTACAGGTGTTACAGCTAAGAAACCTGAAGTAATTAGCGAAGTATCTTCTGCTGTTCAAAGAATGCAAAAATTAGCTGGAATTATTAAATAATTTTATACTTATAATTAAATCATGGAAATTCAAAATTTATTAGAAAGTTCAAATAACTCTTACAAGAGTATGCAAGCTGATGCTAACAAGCTGGCTGAAAAGTGGGCTGCTTCTGGTTTATTAGAAGGTCTAGAGGAAAGACAGTCAGGTCACATGGCTATGATCCTTGAAAACCAAGCTAAGCAAATCGTAGCTGAAGCTAACACTACTGGAACTGGTGGTACTTTTACTGCTGGTCAAGGTGAGCAGTGGGCAGGTGTTGCACTACCTTTAGTAAGAAAAGTATTTGCACAAATTTCTGCACAGGACTTTGTTTCTGTACAACCAATGAATCTTCCTTCAGGTCTTGTATTCTATCTAGACTTCAAATATGGAGACACTAGAAATGGAAGAACTGATGGAGATAATATGTACGGTAACGTTACTGCAGCTTCAACAAAAATGACTAAAGATGCTGACCCATCTGGAGGTTTATATGGAGCAGGACAGTTTGGTTACTCAATCAACTCATCATCTAAAGACTTTACTTCAGTAGGTACTGGTTCAGTTGCATTAGCTGACGTTGGGTATGACCCAGTGAAGCAAGTTGCACACAAAAAAGTAACTACAACTTTTGTAAACAATGACAAAATTGACGCAAAAGGAGTTAGAGCATTTAGATTAATATCTGCTTCTGTAGATATCACAACTAACCCAGAATTAACTTCTGTATCTGGTAACGCTGTATCATTCTTAATTAACACTGGTTCATACAATGTTAACGATAGTGATGACTATACAGTAGTATTCCACCAACAACCAACTGATAACGACAGAGGAGACTTTGAGGCTACATCAGGAAGAGCAGTGGATACTTCAATCGTTATTCCAGAAATAGACGTAACTCTTGCATCTGAGGCTATCGTTGCTAAGACTAGAAAGTTAAAAGCACAATGGACTCCAGAATTTGCTCAAGATCTTAACGCATATCACTCTGTAGACGCAGAAGCTGAATTGACTTCACTATTAAGTGAGTACATTTCAATGGAAATCGACTTAGAGATTTTAGATATGTTGATCGTTGATGCTAATACAACTGACAGATGGTCTGCTGAAAATAACAAGATCTACCAAGGTTCTTCTTGGACGACTTCAACTTCAGACTTCTACAACACTCAAGGTCAGTGGTTCCAAACATTAGGTACTAAGATTCAAAAAGTATCTAACAAGATTCACCAAAAAACGTTAAGAGGTGGAGCTAACTTCGTAGTTACTTCTCCAACTGTTGCAACAATCTTAGAATCTATTCCAGGATATGCAGCTGCTACTGATGGTGATCAGGACCAATTTGCAATGGGCGTACAAAAAGTTGGTGCATTAAACAACAGATACCAAGTTTACAAGAATCCTTATATGACTGAAAATATCTTATTATTAGGATATAGAGGTTCTCAATTCTTGGAAGCTGGTGCAGTTTATGCTCCTTACGTACCATTAATGATGACTCCTTTAGTATACGATCCAGAAACCTTCACTCCAAGAAAAGGTTTAATGACTAGATATGCTAAAAAGATGATCAGACCTGAATTCTACGGAAAAATTGATATTATTGATTTAAGTACTATCTAATATTTCTTTTAGAATTTATATATTAAGAGAGGCCTTCGGGCCTCTTTTTTTTATACTATTTATTATTAAACTAGTTTAAATGGCAAATATTGCAATATGGGGAGGTAGTTCTACGTTTACTACCGGATCTACTCCTTTTGGATTTTACGATACTGATTCTGAGTTTCAGACTGATGCTGATAAAGTAGCAAGTTTCTGTGCAAGTAGATTAGGTTATCCATTGATGGATGTTGAACTTAACAGTGGATCATTTTATACTTGCTTTGAAGAAGCTATAACTACTTATGGTAATGAAGTATTTCAATATAAAATAAGGGAAAATTATCTCAATTTAGAAGGAGTATCAACAGGTAGTTCATTAAACAACCAACTTACTGATCCATCTCTTAATAGAATAGTTCAGGTATCTAAACATTACGGTACTGAAGCAGGAGTAGGAGGTAATGTAACTAAATATACTGGTTCAATAGCATTATCAGCATCTCAACAAACATATGATTTAGATGCATGGGCTGTAGATAATGGAGTAACAGGTAGTATTGAAATAAGAAAAGTATTTTACGAAGCTCCTCCTGCAATACAAAGGTATTTTGACCCTTATGCAGGTACAGGTACTGGTATTCAATCATTAATGTCAGCTTTTGACTTCGGAGGCTTCAGTCCAGGGGTTAATTTTATGTTAATGCCTATATCTTACGATATGGCTTTACTTCAAGGTATAGAATTTAACGATCAAATTAGAAAATCACACTATTCTTTTGAATTAGTAAATAATCAATTAAGGATATTCCCAGTTCCAGTAGCTACAGGTAGTTTATTCTTTGAGTATTACAAAGAAAATGACAAAAATGCATTCAATTACGATAGTAGTGTAAATAAAATAACCAATATAGCCGAAGTACCATATAGTAACCCAACATATAGTCATATAAACAGTGTAGGTAGACAGTGGGTGTTTAAATATACGTTAGCATTAGCTAAAGAATTACTAGCATACATAAGAGGAAAGTATGGAACAGTACCTATCCCAGGTTCTGAAGCTACTTTAAACCAAGCAGACCTATTAGCAGATGCTAGAACTGAAAAAACTGATCTAATTACCAATTTAAGAGAGATGTTAGATGCTACTTCTAGGGGAGCACAGTTAGAAGCTAAAGCAAAAGAAGCAGAAGACGTTCAAAACACGTTAAAATCAGTTCCAATGACTATATATGTAGGTTAAATGAGATTAATACCCTTACTTTTAGAATTAGATTACAGAACCTACGAGGCAATGGTCAAAGTTACCTATGGAGATGAAGGATCTGGTGGATATCATGATGCTATACGTTCATTACCAGGTGTAACTACTGTTACTATAGCTTCTGAAGATAGTGATACTAACACTGCAACGTATAAAGTAAAGATAATTAGTCAAAAAGAGCCTAATGAAGCTTTTCAAGCATTAAAAGATAACGCTACTGGTAAATTTAGTAATATTATATCAGTAGAAGTGGGAGAACAAACAATAGAAGAAAAATAATGTTATTCGGATCAAGTAGAGACTTTAATTTAATGACTAAACTTAGTCGAGAGCTCATTAAAGATGTAGTTGAGCAAGAAGTCCTATATCATAAGATAAGTTTAGAAGATACAGACGTTAATTTATATGGTGAAGCTATGCAAAAGTCATATTTTAACGCAGTAAAGTTAAATTGTCTTATTACTAGAGGTGATCAAGTTATTGATATACAAGAATTCGGTCCAGATCTAGGTAGAGAAGCATCATTTGCATTTATTAGACAAGATTTAGTTGATGCAAGTGTAGTAGCAGAGGTAGGAGACATATTAGAATGGCATAATGACTTTTATGAAGTAGATACTGTTAGAGAAAACCAATTATTTGTAGGTAGAGACAGTGGGTATAACTTAGCAAGCTATGCTAACAACTTTGGATCATCAATATCCATTATAGTTGATTGTCACCTAACAAGAGCAGATAGAGTAGGTATAAGTGAAGTAGTATATAGATAATATGGCAGGAAATAAACCAACACCACAGTACGAAGTACAGAATAACCTACAAGATAGAGGTTTACAAGTATCAAGAGACAATGATACTGTTCAAACTATTACTGTAGGCGTTAAAGATATAGATGAAGCACTGTTTTATTACTTTAATAACGTGTTAAAACCACAAGTAACTCAAAATGGTAAGCAAATTAACGTTCCATTGGTATATGCTTCACCAGAAAGATGGGCAGCTATGCAGAAAGACGGTTATTACCGTGATAAAAATGGTAAAATGCAAGCTCCTCTTATAACATTTAGAAGAAATAACATAGAACGTAATAGAAACTTAGGAAATAAGTTAGATGGAAACAATCCTCAAAACTTTGGTATATTTACAAAGAAGTATTCACGTAAAAATGCTTACGATAGGTTCAGTATCCTAAATAATAGAATACAAGACACTGAAATGTATGCTGTAGCTATACCAGATTACGTTAATATAACATATGGCTGTGTAATATTCACAGATTATATGGAACAAAATAATAAATTAGTAGAAGGTATAAACTTTGCTTCAGATTCATACTGGGGCGATGTTGATAAGTTTAAATTTAGAGCTATGATTGATAACTTTTCAACGTCTACTGAAATAGTTCAAGGTAACGATAGGATAGTAAGAACTGAATTTGACATCAAATTACTGGGTTACATAATAACCGATGCAATAAATGCAGTTAATTTTAATCCTAAAAAGATGTATAGTAAATCATCTATAAAAATTACTAGCGAGTTAGATACGAAAGCTTTATAAAAAGCTATTTATTGTTAGAAAAGGTTGTCCTAAAATAAATAAAAAAAGTAAGAGAGGTAAATGACTACTTTTTCAAGTGAATTATCAGGATCGTTATTATTTACGTCCGGTAGTCAGGTTCAGGCTAGAATAGTACCAGCAACTGCATCGTTAAGTATAACAGGTGCGTTACATATTTCTGGTTCAGACTTAACTGTCGACGGGG